TAGAGTATATAATTAAATTTAGTATATGAAATACTTAATCATTTTACTTGTAGTTTTATCTTCTTGTTCTCTTGAAAAAAGACTAGCTAAATACTGTCCATTATGTGTACAGAAAGATAGTACAATAACAGTTATACAAGTTAAGGACACAACAATAACTATCCCTGGAGAAACAATAACACTATTAGACACACTTTATTGTGACTCTCTTGGTAATATTATATCTAAACTAAATGGTGATCTTAGAGACAAGGATGGTAAGTTAGTAAGTTTACAAACCAAACTTCAAAACAATGTGTACTACACAAAAGCCAAGGTTGAAACAATCTATAAAACAATCAAGGGTAATGATATATATCATACCAATACTATAACCAAAACACTTAAACCAGAAAAGATTAAGTATATTCCAGGTTGGATAAATTTCTTAGCTTGGTTTGGTGGTATATGGTTAATATTAATAATCTTATATATAGTGTATAGAATAATAAAAGCACAAATTCCAGTGATATGAAAACAAATATAATTTTCTTTTTTAGTGCTATGTTATCTTTCTTTGCTCCTATACAAATGCTTGTATTAATTTTAATGTTTGTTATTCTAGTTGACACTATTGTTAAATTAATATCACTTAAAAAAATAGCTGAGGAAACAAAAAGAAAATATAAAGATGTTTTTAAATCTAAAATATTAAGACTTGGTTATTTATATAAAACAGCTGGTTATTTTATAATGGTAGCAGTTATATTTCCAATTGATTATTATGCATTAACACCATTTATAGGAGCAATGTTAAAGGTTTTTAATTTACAAGCTTTAGTTATATCACCTGCACTATGTACTAACATTTTATTGGCAATACTTTGTCTTATGGAAGTATCTTCAATAAATGAAAACTGGTTTGATATATCAAAGAATAACATACTTACTAGTGTTTCAAATAGTTTTCATAAAATAAGAAAAAATATTAAAGCTGTTACTAGTGCATATAAAGAAACCAAAGATGATGTATTATGAAATTAGACATAAGTAAAATAGTTCAGCACAGGTTAAAGTCTGGTCAATTCATAGAAGTTAAACATGAAAAGAAACAGATCTATTTACACCACACAGCAGGTGGACCTGATGCAGTATCAGTAGCTAAGTATTTTGATACTAAACCAGAAAGAGTTGCTACAGCATTTATCATTGGAGCAAATGGTACAATTGTACAATGCTTTAGTTCTAAAGACTGGGCATATCATTTAGGTTTAAAAGAAAGTATTTTTAAAGCTAGTAAAGTTCCTTATTTATCTTTAGATCCTATAAGTATAGGTATTGAAGTATGTAACTGGGGACCAATATCTTTTAAAAATAAAAAGTACTATAATTATGTAGGAGGAGAAGTTAATGCTTCTAATGTGACAACCTTAGAAAAGCCTTATAAAGGTCACAAACATTGGTTTACATATACAGATGCTCAGATAGAATCATTAAGACAACTAGTAGTATATCTTTGTGAAACTTATGATATACCTAAAGACTATAATGAATCTATATGGGATATAGATATAGATGCACTTAAAGGAAATAAAGGTATCTTTACACACAACTCAGTAAGAAAAGACAAGTCAGATATGTATCCTTGTCCAAGAGTAATAGAAATGTTAAAAAACTTATAATTATGAAATTTAGAAACAACTGGAATACATCAAGAAAACAATGGGATAAATTTGCTATAAGACTTAGAATAGGAGTTATAGATTTCTTCACAGTAGAAGTAGATATCTCTAGAGACTTTTATATGCTAACAATATTAAATTTAACAATTAAAAACAGGTAATCATGATAGATGACAAAAATCAGATCATTAGATCTATGAGAAGTTATGAAGTAGGAGGATCAACAGATGATTCTTGTACTGAAGAATATATAGCAGCTGATGGTAAGAGAAGAAGGAGAAGAAAATCTAAATGTGGAAAAAGTAAAACATTTAGAGTTAGATCAACTTCAGATAAAGTAAAACTTGGTGCTAAAATAGGAGCTGGAGCAGCAGCTGTAATAGGTGGTATAGCTGCAAATAAAAAGTATGGTCTTGTTGATAAAATTAAAGAAAAATTAAATTTAAAAAATGGAGGTCTAGTTAAAAAACAAATGGGAGGACCAATAGGAAATGGTAAATTTTTAAAAAATAATCCTAAGATTGCAGCTAAGGTTTCTAATGCAAAAACAGTAATACGAAATGTAAAAAAAATGGTAAAGCCAAGAACTAAAGGATAGTTTTTAATTATGCTTCTCTAAGTATACAAATCCAGGTAAGTTAATTTATCTGGATTTTTTTATTTAAATATTTTTTATTTAAACATATTTAGTATATTTGCTTAAACTTTAAATATATAATCATGGAAAACCAACAAGAACAAGAGTTAACTCAAGAAGAATTAGCTGAAAGAAAAGAACAAATGCTTTCTTTTTATGTAGAATCATTACCTTATTTAGAGGCACAAGTTAAGTATGAAACTTTGTTACTACAAATAGATGAGGCTAGATTTAAAAGAAGCACTATTCAAATGCAATATGCTATGATGTTAGATTCTCAGAAAGAACAACCAAGTGGTGCTGATTTTGATATAGATAAGGAAACTAAATCTGATCAAGATAAATCTAAAAATGAGTAGTAATGGCTCTAGTAAACCAAGTACAAAAACGTGTTGTAATGTCTATTCAAGATATTATTAAATTTCAAATACTTACTCACTGTTATCTTAATAGAATAACAGTGAGTAATTCTGATATAGAATGTTTGACTTTATTAAGTTTAATAGAACCAATAGAATTAACACACTTTTGCTATGATGCTTCAGAAGAACATAATATATTTAAGTCTTCACAGACTGTAAGAAATTCTATAAATAAATGTGAGAAGCATAATTTAATTATAAAAGATCCTAATAATAAAAAACTTATATCAATTAATCCTGATATGAAAATACAAACAAAAGGAGATATATTACTTGACTATAAATTTTTAGGAAAATGAATCCTAAAAAATCAAACAAGTTATATAAAGAAGTTTCAGAAGAACTAGATTTAACAGAAGACTTAGTTCAAGACTTTATTGAATTTTATTATAAAGAAATAAGAAAAAATTTAACTGATCTTTTACATCCTAGAGTTAATGTAGATGGCTTAGGACATTTTGTAGCAAAAACTTTTGTAATTAGAAAAGCAATTCCCAGATATAAAAAATTTTTAGAAGTACAAGGTACTGAAACTTTTGCTGAATACTTTAATAAAAAAAATACAGAAACAAAATTAAATGCATTAATAAATTTAGAAAATAAACTTACTGAAATAGAACATAAAAAAGAAATATTTAAACAAACTAAATATGACAAATATACTAAAGACAATCTGGAAGAATAAATCTCAAATTATGGAAGGCATTAAGAATGCAGTACTTAGAGATGAATTTGTAGAAGATGTAGCAAAACTTAGACATGAAGTATGTGATAGTTGTGAATTAAAAGGAAAAAAATGTGCAGTAAGAGGTACTGGTCCTTGTTGTAATGAATGTGGATGTTCATTAGCATTTAAGACTAGAGCATTATCATCTGAATGTCCGCATCCTAATGGTCCCAAGTGGAAAGCTATTCTTACAGAAGAAGAAGAAGATAAATTAGATGAGTTATGAGTATAGTATTTCAAGCATCAGATCATAGTTATAAAAGTATAGATAATTCTGATAAAATTAATTGGATAAGTGTAACTACATTAGTATCTCATTTTAAAAAACCTTTTGATGCTAAAACAGTAGCTGCTAAGGTTACTAAAAGTAAAAGATCTAAATGGTTTGGGATTGATCCAATTGCTATTGAAGCAATATGGAATGCTGAATCAGATAGAGCTATGACTCTAGGTACTTTCTATCATAATCAAAGAGAATCTGACATATGTGGATTAGCATCTATGGAAAGAGAAGGAATAGTAGTTCCAATATTTCCTCCATCTGGAGAAAGTAATGGTATTAGATTAGCTCCTCCACAAAAATTAGATTCAGGCATATATCCTGAACATATGATGTATCTTAAGTCTGCAGGTATATGTGGACAATCAGATTTTGTAGAAGTAGTAAATAATAAAGTAAATATTATAGATTATAAAACTAATAAAGAAATTAAAAAAGAATCATTTAAGAACTGGGAAGGTATATCAGATAAAATGAGTCCTCCTATATCTTCACTAGATGATTGTAATTTTAATCATTATGCTTTACAATTAAGTATTTATATGTACATTATATTAAAGCACAATCCTAAACTTGTTCCAGGTAAAATGTTTATACAACATATATCATTTGAAGAAGAAGGTAAAGATGAGTTTGGATATCCAATAACTAAATATTTAGATAATGGAGATCCAATAGTAAATGATATTACATTAATCATAGTACCCTATCTTTATGATGAAGTTCTTGCCATTATAAATTATATAAAAGATAACCCAATTAAAAAGAAATAATATGTTAGTAAGACTATTTGATGTACAAAATGGTATTGTTGTACCAACAGAACATTGCTATACACTAAAAGCTCTTAAAGATATAATGGATAACTATCCAGAAGAACATCTTAAGATTTACTTGTATTTGTTTTATATGACATGTCCTAATCCAGATATGAATCCTTTTTTCTATGCACCTGATATAGATAAAGAGTATTTAATAATGAAAGAAATAAATGGAGATTTTTCATTAGAGGATGATGATATCCATACTGCTTTACAGTTTTGTCAGAGGATGTATGAGACACCAACATCTAGAGCATATAAAGGTATTGCATCTATGTTAGATAGATTAGGTAGATATATGGAGAATACTCCTATTACAGATGGAAGAGATGGTAATATAAATTCTATAGTTGCTGCAGCAAAAAACTTTGATCAGATTAGAGCTTCATTTAAAGGAGTATATAAAGATTTACAAGAAGAACAATCTAGTAAA